GCGTAATCATGCCAGAGAGCAGACGCAATTAAAATATCCAAATCTGTTTGCGGGAAAGCTTTTGACAGAGCAACGGCGTAGTCTAAAACTTCTAATGTATGAGCTAGTAAACCTCCAACATACCCATGATGAATGCCTGTTGAAGCTGGATGCGTGAAAAAGTCTGGGGTGTCAAGAATTTTTTGACAACTTTTCCTTAGATTTGGTTCTTCTATCAGGTTTATGTAGTGGTATATATTCAAGGCGTGTAATCTATTGTGGACAAAGGAAACTACGATGGCAAACTTTATTTCTTTCACTCAAGCACCTGTTTATTTAGGAACAGTTGAGGCTCAAGTTCCTCAAACTGGGATTGCAGGTTTGAGTAATTTAATTGCGGCGAACTCTTGTGATTTGTCTTTCGATTCTTCATTGGATGCGTCAAAGTATCTTGGGAAACAGCCTGTGTCAAATGATTTTTTTGTTACGGGGCCGAAAACTTCTAAAGTGTCGATTTCCTACATTCCTCTTGTGGGCAGCAATTTGCTAGAAGGAATCCAAGAGGCGGCGCTTCTCCCTTTTTCTCTCACGGGGCAATTTCAGTCTGGACATTGTATTAGAGTGGGCGATTTCTTGTTTAAGCAATGTTACTTGGACTCTTTGGGGGTTCAAATTACGCCCAATTCTCCTGTTCGATTGAATGCACAATTCACGTCTTATGATTCGTCACTGGTTGAAAATGATGTTTATTCTGGGTTCAGCGACTCTGCTGGTTTTGTGGTTTCTACAAATACTGGAGCTAGTTACAGCGCTGTTCATGCGCTAGCAATGAATGTGTCTGGGTCGTCTTATTTGCCCGAAAGCAAAACCGACATTACAATAAATTACCAAATTTCGCGCACGCCTGTCTATGAAATTGGTTCTTCGCGGCCAAAAACAGTTTTCTTAAACGCTGTCTCGCGCCAAACAAGTATTTCTGCTGAAAACATTGGTGAGGTCATCACTTTTTCAGGGAAAAGCGCCGTTTTAAATTTAAAGTTTGCAGAGTTTGGCCGCTTGATGGAAGAAGGCTTTGATCCAGCCACAGACTACCGTTTTAGAATAGACGTAACGGGCAAAATTAATTCCCAAAACTTGTCAATGTCTCCAGGAAGAGTCTTGGAAGGAAAGTTGAGCATCGTAGAGAATATTTTTTGATTGACGCCTTGCTATTCCGTGCTAGATTAGAAGTCTATGATACAAAAATTAATTCTTGGAGATTGTTTGGAGAAAATGAGGGAGATTCCAGATAAAAGCGTTAGCATGGTGTTGTGCGACCTTCCTTATGGAACAACCAAATGTTCGTGGGATGTTATTTTGCCATTTGAAATTCTCTGGAAGGAGTATAGAAGGGTTATAAAGCCAAATTCTGCCATAGTTCTCCATGGCTCCCAGCCGTTCACGTCTCTCTTGGTAGCTTCTAACATTAAAGAGTTTAAACATGAGTGGATATGGAAAAAAAGCAGAAGCGGTTCTGCGTTAACCGCCAAGTATGCTCCAGTAAAAAGGCATGAGAACATATTGGTCTTTTGTAAGGGAAGAGTTAATTACTATCCTCAAATGCAAAGCGGGGAGCCTTATTCAAGGAAAGGTTATTCTTTGAAAACAAATAATCACAGACTTGGTTTAAAGGAAATTAATGTAACAAACACTGGAACAAGATTTCCTATCAGCGTGCAAGATTTTAAACAAAACTGGAGTAAGCAGCAGCAAATTCATCCCACTCAAAAACCTATCGAACTGTCTGAATGGTTAATCAGAAGTTATTCAAAAGAGGGGGACTTGATCCTCGATAACTGTATGGGCTCTGGAACAACCTGTCTTGCGGCTAAAAGGTTAAATCGTCAATTCATTGGTATTGAAAAGGACGAAATTTATTTTAAAATAGCAGAGAAAAGAATACATGAAGCCAAAATTTAAACAAGGAGAAATAATTAATGACTTAGAAATACTTTCTTATGCAAAAAGCAGAACGTCTCCATCTGGAGCTATTAAAAAATATTACAATGTAAAATGCAAAAAATGCGGAAACGAAAAGGAGATGAATACGCAGACTATTCAAAACGCAAAATCCTGTGGTTGCGTTGGTAATAAGGGTAAGCCGAAACCGCTGAACTCAGGGAAGAAATCTCCGATTGGGACAATCGTTCAAATCAATACGTTAATATCTATTTACAATTCCAATGCTAAGAAAAGAGGAATAGATTTTAATCTAAGTTATACTGATTTTGCAAGCTTGATTAAGTCTGACTGTTTCTTTTGTAATGAAAAGCCATCAAATCTACTAAAAAAGAAGGGTTATGAGGATTTCTCCTATAATGGAATTGATAGAATTGATAATAATATTGGTTATGTTTTAGACAACTGTGTTAGTTGTTGCAGTTGGTGTAATCAAGCCAAAAACGATAAAGAATTCTATTTTTTTATTAAAAAATGTATGAGCATTTCTAAAAATTTTGAAAAAGAAGAAAAGTACTATAATATCGCCCACAAAAGAATTTTCGGAATAGATTCTCCTGAAACTGTTTAATATAATACAACATGGCTAAATCCCCTCCGTCCAAAAAGAAGGCTGCTGACAAATCTCCAAAAGTTTTTCAGCGGGAAAAAATCTCCTACGACTTGCATATCAGAGAAAGGGATGATTTAACGGAAAAGCAGATCGAGATTTTAAAAGCGGCGCTTGATAAAGACACTCGGGCCGTCTTTATTAATGGAGTTTTCGGTTCTGGCAAGACGTGGCTTAGTGTTTTAGCCTCTCTGAAGCTTCTTCAACAGAAGAAGGTTGATCAGATCATTTATATCCGCAACCCAGTAGAAAGCACTAGCACTGGTAAAATGGGATTTTTGCGTGGTACGGCGGAAGAGAAGCTCGAACCTTACGCCTCAATTGTTTTCGATAAACTAGAAGAATTTTTGCCACCTTCTGAAATTCAGACCCTGAAAGAAGACAATAGAATAGAGTGCGTTCCTCTAGGTTTTGTTAGAGGAAAAAGTTGGGCGTGCAAGGCTATTATCGTTGACGAAGCATCGTGCATGGACTTCGCTTCAATTCTTCTTTTGCTCACGCGATGTGGTGAATTTACTCGCATCTTTTTCATTGGAGACGAAAAAAATCAAGCTGATATTAAAAATCCTGGGCTTGCGAATATGATGGAAAAATTCAACGATGAAATCTCCAGAGAGAACGGCATCCATTGTTTTGAGCTTTTTGACAAAGCCGATGTCGTCAGAAGTGCATTTGTAAGATTTGTCCTCGAACATCTTGAGGTTATCAAATAATCCTTGTTATAGTTAACATAAGTTTGTAGATACTTAGGTTTGGTGTTATTATAAGCATGACCCCATACTTAATGAAAATCACGGAAATCGCTGAGCCTAATAAATATACCAAATGGTATTGTTCTATTATCCTAAAAGCTCTTAAGAGAACTCAGGATAGAAAAATCTTAAAAGCTACTGTCGGGTATGTCGAATCTCATCATATTCTGCCTAAATCTTTTGGGTTAGGAGGGGCAAAGGATAAGAATAATTTGGTATTTTTAACCGCCAAGGAGCATTTCATTGTTCATCTTTGCGCGACAAAAATGTTTAAGTCTATTTTAAAAAATAAAATGGTCTTTGCCTTTCAACAGTTACGTAGTTCCAATCCCCATCAAAAAAGTAGATATATAAACTCTAGATTTTACGAGAAGATTAAACCAAATTTCAAATCCTTTGTTCGTCTTTATAAGGGTCTTGAAATAAAATATCTTTATGATACCCAAGTAAGCGAAATATCGTATCTTGAGGAATCTGGCTGGTCAAGGGCAATGACCAAAGAGCGCAGGCAGCAAACTTCGGAAAGAGCGCCGAAAGGATTAAAGCGCTCGGAAGAAACTAGGCGGAAACAAAGCCTAGCCCTCAAGGGAAAACCAAGACCAGCAACTAGAGGTCGCAAAAATTCTGAGGAATCAAAAATTAAGGCGGCTGAAACAAGAAAAAAATGGATTAAAGAGAATCCAGAAGAGTATCGAGAGTATTTAGATCAAATTTCCAAGAGGTCAAGAGAAATGCACGCACAAGGAATAATTAATCTTTCTGGAGAGAATAATGGAATGTTTGGGAAAAATCACTCTACGGAATCAAAGGAGAGAATGAGTGAAACTAGAAAGCAAAATTGGGAAATTTTAAAATCCGATCCTGAAAAACATGCCAAATACGTTGAAAGGACGACTATAATGAATAGAAAAACATGGGAGAGTCAAGAACTTCGTGACAAATGCAAAATCATTCGTTCAAAAGCTTATCTCCAGTATGGGGTTCACCCTCAAGAGTTTTACGAAAAAAGATTGAGGCCGCTTTTACAATTGGGTTTTTTACCGACTGCGATTGTGAAATATCAATTATTGGATATACACGCTGGTAGCATTAAGCTGTGGATTACGAGATATGGAACAGAGGATGACATGAATCTTTTTATCAGAAATAAAAAAAACGGCGCTGGTGCAAACAAAGCCTACATCAAATTTCAAGAAGAACAATATAAAAAACACTTCTTTTGCGGCCCTCCCCATCCAAATGACTTATAATTTCCATAATTCTCTAAGAAATTTCCCTAAACTCGTCTTTTTGTACTTGCACTGCATGTAAGTACTATTATGGACGAACAGTTTATCGTAAAGCACCTTGGGGAATTAATTGCGGGCGGAAGCTCTTTGTTCATGATACTATTCAAGTATCGAGAGTTGATAGCTTTCGCGGCAACAAGTGGTAAGTATTTATGGAAGCCATTTAAGTATCTTTATGAGTTGGGCAAAATGCCGTTCCACTTGAATGAGCAAGCTAAAAAATCCCAAGAGCGCATTGACAAAATCGAATCAACCCTTGAAGAGCTAAACAAGTTTGTAAAAAAAGAACTAACATACAACGGCGGATCAAGTACGAGAGACGCGCTGCGACGAATAGAGTGTTTGATGATTGAACAGGAGTATGCGCAGAATGCTTTAATGCAAGACTCAAAACACGGAGCATTTCGCTGCGATACTCACGGAAAAAATACTTGGGTCAACAGAACATACGCTCGATATTTAGGTTGCGGCGTTCAAGAATTACTTGGGTTAGGTTGGAAGCGTTTTGTCAAAACAGAAGAGTTGAAAAGATACAACGAAGTGTGGCAAGCAGCCTTCAAAGATGGTTGCGAGTATGAGGATATTGTAGAGTTTGTCAATACAAATGGGCACACTGTAAGGTTCAAGCTGTTAGTTTCTCCTATTGTAGATAAGCGCGGCGAAACTCTCTCTTACGTTGGGACAATAATCCCGCTCTAAGAAAATCTTTCAAAAAAGTGTAACTAATTTTTAGGCAATTCGATTTATTGCCTATTATTTAGTATGACGGCAAAATATTGTTTTAATTGTGGCACAAAAGCCCCTTCTTTAGCGGCGAAATTCTGTTCATCTTGTGGGACATCTCTAAGTCCGACTGAATTTTTAAAGCCCGCCCAAAATCAGGCAAAGGCTTCTGAGAAAATTGACCCGCGAGACTTTGATGAAAATGGAACTGACGTTTTTGAGGTTCCTGAGATTAGCGAGTTAAAAGGTAGCGTGGAATTTGAGGGTTTTGGTTGGAACGGTTCCTCTGTTGGCGGCTCTTCTTTCACATTTACTGAGCGCGGCGCAATTCCATCTAAATTCAAGGCTCTCTCCAAGTAATGCCTTATACTTTTGAGGAAAAATACAATGAAGTACTAGACGTTGTACGGAAGTATAACTCTAGGTGGCATTTAGACGCTCTTAGGTGGTTGGACTACGAAGATGTTTCCTCAGAAATTGTAACGCACGTTTGGAAAAAATGGCACCAATGGAATCAAGAGCGCCCACTAGCTCCTTGGGTTTCAACTATTTGCAAAAACCAGATTTTTAACAAGCTCCGCAATAATTTTACAAACTATGCGCGGCCTTGCATTAAATGTCCAAACAATTTAGAAGGCACTCATTGCTCAGCAACTTCTAACCACGAACAATGTTCCGAGTGTCCAATCTATGCTCATTGGATGACGAGCAAAAAATCTGCGTATGATATTAAGTTGCCTCTCGAACTAGAAAACCACAAGGTTGAGATTAACAACATACCATTTGACGAAGTGGATTATGATTTGGTCATGGTTCGCTTAATCAACGAGTTGACTGGTAAGTTGGATGAAAAATCTTTCGCCGTTTTTAAAATGGCCAACTTAGACAAGAAGACGGACAAGGAGATTGTCGCTTTTTTAAAGTTGAAGCCAAAACCTGGGCTGGGTGTTATGAAACAGCTTACGGATATTAAAGCTAATATCTTGGCTAGCGTTAAAATTATTATCAAAGAATCAGACATACAGGAGATGTTACAATGACACCAAAAGTATCATCGCAACACGAACTAACGCCCGAACAAAAAAAGAAAGTCTTGGAACTTTTCAAGACCGACCCCAATATCGAAACGATTACTCAAAAAGTTTTCGATAATAAAAAACTTGATGGCCGCTGCTGGCAAGGAAAACTCGTTAGCAAATTCTTGGTTGAAGAAAATCTTGAATACAAGACGACTAAGCCAGATAAAAAAGACACCACAAGAGAACTTACTCCCGAAGATAAAGAGTACATTATTTCGGCGATTAAAAACGGCGATACAATTATTGATGTTACGCGAGTAATTTTTCGCAACGACTCTTTGCAAAGGCAGTCTTATGAGTGGAGAAAAGTTCAGACTTTTGTTTCAGCCAATAACTTAACTCCTACTAATGAGCAAGATGACGTTGCTATTGGCGAATATCAAGCGCCAAAAGAAATCAAGAGACTAGTTGACCTCGTTAACAACGCTCTAGGTTATGAGTTTAGCGCCGAGAAAATTGTTTCGGGCAAATATAAAACTTGGTTTGATAGATTGAGAATCAACCTAGACAATTCTCGCGTTCGCCGCATTATTAATGCTTACGAATCAAGAAGAGACAGGACGCTTTTTATTGATGAGTTTATTCGCTTAACTTTCGAGAAGCCTGATTTGACTCCTGATGAGTTGAACCTTTATATTCAAATCGTTCGCGACAACGTTAGCTTGGAAGTTCTTGAAGCCAAAATCAACAAGCTCAACGGAATGTTTCTTGACATTGAAGAAGCTCACGAATTAAAGCAGAATTTCTCTGAAAATTTAAAAGCGTGCGTTGACGAGAAGAACCAAATCACCAAGCGCATCGCCGACACAACTAAAAAGCTCCAAGGCGATAGGTCTGAGCGCTTAAAGAATAACAGCCGCGAAGATTTAAGCATCTTGACTATTGTTAATTTGATTCAAGATCAAGAAGAGCGCGAAAAAGCCTTGCAACTTGCCGAAATGCAACGCGCCGCTATTTCTGAAGAGGCTAATAGATTTGAGAACCTTGATTCGTGGATTTGCCGAGTAATGGGAGTCTCCAAAGAGGAGGTGATTTAATGTTCCTTTGTGAAGAATGCGGCGAAAGTTTTTCTTCTGAGAGGTCGCTTCATGCTCACTTGAAAATCCACAAGTTGAATGTGGCGAGTTACTACTGCAAGCATTTTCCTAGGAAAGATTTGCTCACGGGCGCTCAATTACCCTTTAAACAAAAGGATGAATACTTCTCTAGTTATTTTTCTTGCCGCGAAAATCTTTTAACTTGGCTAAAAAAGACGCCCAAAGATAAAAAGTCGCTGATAATTTTTGATATGCTCGAAAAAAGAGTTCGCACAAAAGAACTAATCTTTTTGCCAAATGAAGTAGAATTGTATTTTGCGGGTCTTCCTCCTATTAAAGAATACAAAGAATGTTTTGGTTCTTATTCCGCTGTTGCGGAAAAAATTGGGGCGGCGCTTTTATTTTCTGGCAAACTTCCGAATGAATGGAATAATGATTTTTCGCGCAAAAAAATTTATGTAGATTCTCGCGAGCAAAAACCTTTGCAATTCGCGAATAGCGAACGCTTGAAAATTGACACGGGCGATTATTCTGTTCTTGGCGATGATTTCTGCAATACTTTTGTTGATAGAAAGTCTTTTGACGACTGGGCATCAACTCTTGTTGGCGATAATTACGCTCGATTCGAGAGAGAGATAATTAGATGCGCCGCTCAGGATTGTTTCTTATGGGTTGTTGTTGAGGCTAATTTGGAAGAATCTTTTAGCGCGGGCAAAAAGTCTTATCACAAACACAACTTGTCTTTTGTCTCTCATAACATGAGGGTTTTGCAGCATAAACACAGAAACCTGCAATTTGTTTTCTCTGGCGGGCGCGAACAGAGTCAAAAAATCATTCCTAAGCTACTATGTTTGGGCAAAAAACTTTGGAACGTTGATTTGCAATACTTTTTAAACGAAAAAATTATATGAGTTGGGAACATGGCTTAAAAGCTGAATACGGACTGAAGGATGTTAACAAGGAGCTATCTGAAGTCAAGGGATATTTAACAGAGAAAGAAGCGCAAATCTGGCTGGCCAAGTTTTTCCGCGAAAACATGTCTATTTTCTCGAAGTACCTCACGGGAGTTGAGCTTCTGAACTTTCAGAGCTTAATGATCAAGACAATGTTCAAGATTGATTACTTCTTAGCTATATGCAGTCGTGGAAGTGGTAAGTGTGAGAAGTGGGATAACTTGATTTGGACGGATAAAGGGTTAAAGAGGATGATTGATGTTGAGGTTGGTGATTATGTCCAGAGTATCAAAGATAGGAACCTTGTTTTAGCTAAGACGGTTAACCCTTCTCAAACAACTTACAAACTCACAACGTCTCACGGTTTCACTTCTGAGGGATTGGATTATCATAGAGTCTTGAAATTAAACTTGGACACTTTAAAAAGAGAGTGGACGTTCTCGAAAGATGTGAAAGTTGGCGATTATTTGGTTTGTCGTAAGGGTGATAATTTTTGGATTTCAGAAGAGGCTAGAGAAGAGTCTATTCTTTTCCTAAAAAACATTCCGCGCAAAAATTTTTCTTTGGATGACGTTAAAGAGATTAGGAATATTCTACTAAACCTGAATATTGTAACTTGTTCTGTTTGTGACGGCGGCAACTACAGTTTAGCCGTTTCTCCTGCAAGTCAAAAGGAGTTCTATAAAATATTTGGACCAAAAACTCCTTCTTGGGTCGCACAAAAAAGTTTTTCAGGAGAGTCTTTTTTGGAAACGACTCGCGATCCAGTTTTCATTAGTAAAGTCATTGAAACTTCGACTTCGGAAAACGTCACTGTTGATTTACAAGTTGAGAATGAAAAATGTTACGTCTCTGACGGCATTGTTAGCCACAATACTTTCCTCTCAGCGGTGTTTCTAATCTTGTATGCGACTCTTAACCATGGGGTTAAGATTCGCGTTATCGCGAACTCCTTTAGGCAATCACGCCTTTTGATGCAGAAAATACTTGACATTAGATTGGGTAAGAACGCTGGAATGCTTCGCCAGATTATCAAGGAAAAAGACATTTCTCAACGCAACGACGAACTGATTATTAAAATCGGCGCGAGTCAAATTATTGCCCTACCACTAGGAGATGGCAGTCGTCTTCGTGGTTATCGTTTTAAAGTTATGGTAATTGACGAACTTTTGCTTCTGCCGTCAAAAATCATCAACGAGGTTATCAAGCCGTTCTTGTCAACAAACACTGATGTTATTGAGCGTAAAAAGGTAACAGAAGCAGAAGACGCTCTCATCGCCCAAGGGAAATTAAAGCCAGAAGACAGAACTAAATGGGGACACAATAAATTTATCGGCCTTTCTTCTGCGTCTTTCACTTTTGAGTATCTTTATGAGATTTACAAGAGATACGAGGATATTATTCTTGAAGGCAAAGGTAAGGAAGATGACGACTTATCTGCCCGTCATGGGATTTTCCATGTTTCTTATGATTGTTTGCCGCCAGAACTTTATGACCAAGGCGCGATTAATGACGCTAAAAAAACATTCAGCGAAGCTCAGTTTGCGCGAGAGTATCTTAGTCGATTCACTGATGATAGCTCTGGCTACTTTAAGATGAGTAAAATGGCAGCTTGCACCCACCAAGATGGCGAAGGTCAATGCGTTGAAGCTATCGGAGATAAAGATGGCATTTACATTCTAAGCGGAGACATTTCATGGTCCGAGAGTGAGGCGTCTGATGACTTTGTTCTTCATGTGTTGAAATATGTTCCTGAAACTGGTGCTGCTACAGTTGTTCATTCTTACGCTCTCTCAGGGACAGCAATGAAGGAACATATCAAGTATTTCCACTTTTTATATACTAATTTTCGCCCGCAATTAATTATCCTTGACTTCATGGGCGGCGTTCAGTTTTTATCCGCCGTTAATGAAAGTGAATTATTCAAGAAAGACAACATTGAAATCAAAACAATCGACGTTGACATTGAAGACCCAACAAAGTACAATGAAGACATTCGCGCCGTAAGAAATCTTCACAATGTTTCTGACCACAGAGTTTGTATCCAAAGAAAACCTTCTGGAAATTATATTCGCCGCGCAAATGAACTTCTTCAGGCCGCTTTTGATCATAAAAAAATGTGGTTTGCTTCTCGGGCGATTGATGACGACTTTTATTATCAGATTAATTTGCCGATTCCAGTAGATGATTTGAAATTTTTGCGCGATAATTCAAATCTTGCGCCGTCAACCGTTGATTTTATTGAAACTTTGAAAACGAATGTGGACATGATTAAAGTTCAGTGTTCGCTCATTGAAGTAACGTCAACTCCACAAGGGAACCAAACATTTGATTTGCCGCCGAATCTCAAAAAACAACGCAACGCTTCAAAAGCTCGAAGAGATAGTTACACGGCTCTTGTTTTAGGCAATTGGGGCGTGTCGGTTTATCGAGACATGCTTTCCGCGCCAAAAGAAGAAGAGTACGAGGGCTATATTCCTTGCGTGATTTCTTAAAAGTCACAAATTCCGACTTTAAGTGTAACTTTTAGCATGGGAAGAAGCTATACAAAGCGCAATCAGGATTACTGGAACAAAGTGTCTCAACCAAGGACTGTATTCGTTGAAACATCTCAGGCGTCTTTTGATTTACCAGAGGCTTTTGAAATGTCCAAAGGTTCTTTTGATAGTCGAGAATTTCCAGAAACTTCTCGAACTTCTAGGCGCAATCGTTCCGCTGTTTCGGTTAAAGATGATCGGTTTAGCCAGATTCGTAAAATGGAACTGCCTTACAAATACAAGGGTGGCTGCGTTGATATTCGGGACATGGTTAGTCTTTGCCAGAAAGCATATGCAAATGTGCCTATTTTCAGGAATGCTATCGACTTGATGAGTGAATTTGCCAATACAGACGTTTATTTAGAAGGTGGCACCAAGGGTTCTCGGGACTTTTTCACTCGCTGGTTTAAGAAAATTGGCATGGGCAACTTGAAAGATCAAGCTTTCAGAGAATACTACAGAAGCGCGAATGTGTTTTTGTATCGCATTGATGGAGAGTTTAGTTTGGAAGATTTCGCTAAACTTTCTACAATTTATGCTGCTGATGGAGAATTAAATGGCCGCAAAATCCCAATCAAGTATGTCCTTTTGAACCCTTATGACATGGTGGCTAATAACCCTATTTCATTTTACGATAGTGGGTATGACAAAATTCTTAGCGGACCAGAACTTTCGCGTTTAAAAAATCCTACGAGTCAAGAAGAGGTGGAGATTTTAAATGGATTGCCGCCTGACGTTCAAAAACAAATTAAAAGCGGCACATTCAATGAAGACGGTATTTCTATAAACTTAGAGCCGCAAAAACTTCACTACTTTGCTTACAAAAAGCAGGCTTACGAACCTTTCGGTATTCCGTTCGGGTATCCAGTATTGGATGACATTAACGCCAAAATTGAAATGAAACGCATGGACCAAGCTCTTATGCGAACAGTAGAGTCTGTTATCCTTCACATTAAGCACGGCGAGAAAAAAGATCAACATGGCGGCGGCATTAACCAGAAAGTTGGCGACGCTCTTAAAACAATTTTCGCAAACGGCTCAACAGGCCGAACGATTGTTACAGATTATACTGTTGAAGGCGACTTTTTGATTCCAGACTTGAAAAAAGTTCTTGGCCCCGAAAAATATCAAATTCTCAACCAAGACATTCGCGAAGGTTTGCAGAATGTTATTATTGGCGAAGAAAAATACGGCAACACTCAAACAAAGATTCAAGTTTTCCTTGATAAATTGAAAGAAGCGCGAAACGCTTTCTTAGATAACTTCTTGAATCCAGAAATCAAAAGAATCTCCAAAGAACTTGGCTTTAAAAGTTTCCCGATTGCTCGTTTGAGTGACACTGAAATCAAGAACAACGCTGAAATGATGCGCGTTGCAGTTCGTCTTGCGGAGCTTGGTATTCTTGATCCTAAGAGCCTTATCGACACTATCAACCACGGTGAGTTTCCGAACATCGAAGATGTGCAGCTTCAACAAGAGCAGTTTGTCGCTGACCGAAAACAGGGTAAGTGGATGCCGCTTTCTCCTGTGCCAGTTGTTGCTTCTCCTGCTGATAAACTTCGCGCTCAACAGCAAAAAACGGGACCAGCTAAGCAAGCCGCGCCAGTGAAAAGTGCTGGCCGACCACAAGGTTCCAAAGCATCCATTGATTCATTAAAGGAAATTGCTCGCGCCGCCTCTAATTTTCAGAGCAGTCTTGAAGTTTCTTTGGCCGAAACTTATGGAGTTGACTCTTTGGATTCTAGCCAAAAGCAAATTGCCCAAGAGTTGGCCGAAAAAATTATTAGCGCCGCAAGCCCCGAAAACTGGCAATCCCTCGCTGAAGAGTGTTTAGCTAATGACAAAAAAATGTTCTCACTTCAACCAACAGAGGAAATTTCCACATTATCCGCCGAAACTGGCTTAGGGGATTTTGAATCGGCGCTTTATGTTTGGGCTTCTGAGAGTTGATTTCAGAAAATTCTCAGCATCCCAGAAAACAGAAAAACAAGAGTTGCGGCCATTTAATTTTATTCCGCGCCAAAAGAAGAATCGCCGCTTTTGAGGGTGGAATTTTCCTTGTTTTTTGAGGATTCGATATTGCATTTGTTTTTGCAGTCATTAACAACCCATTTGAGATATTCCGTAGTCATGGATGTGAGTCCACTTTGACGCAGTTTGTGAAGGCTGAGTTTTGAGCCGTTTGTAAATTCTATGTAGGGTTTTTCTTTGGTCTCCGTCAAGAGCTTTAGGTCACTAAGGCTCTTTTGGAAATTAATTTGGCCGCTCATAGTTTATTAACGGTGACGAAAAGAAAACCTCTTCCTTTAGGTAGAGGATGAATTTTCGCATAAAGTTTCTAAATTTTATTAAAGTTTGTAAGATTAAGTGTAATACTACTTGAGATGACGCATCGCGCCTACAAGTTTCGCATATACCCTACGCTTTGTCAAGAGGAAATCTTGCGCAAGACAATTGGATCGTGCAGATTTGTGTATAATTGGGCGCTCGCCCAAAAGCGTGAGGCTTGGGTAACGCAAAAGAAAAGTGTTTCGTATAACGCCACGTCAAAAGGTTTGACGGAACTAAAAGAAACGCCCGAACGTGAGTGGCTCAATGAAGTGTCTAGTGTTTGCCTACAACAATCGTTAAGAAATTTAGACGTTGCGTTCGTCAACTTTTTCAAGAAACGTGGCGGTTATCCATCGTTTAAGAGTCGCAAAAACGGTGGGTCGGCCCGATTTTTAGACAACGCCTTCCGAATTGAGGGCGACAATCTTTTTCTTGCGAAAATCAAAACGCCCCTCAAAGTTGTTTGGTCGCGCAAGCTTTCTGGTGAGCCTAGTCAATGCGTTGTTTCGCAAAACGCTGCGGGTCAATGGTTTGCGAGTTTTCTTTGCGACGAAGAAATCGCGAAACTTCCTTATTCCAACAAAAAGATTGGCGTTGACTTAGGAATTGAAACTTTTGCGTCAACCAGCGATGGTCAAAAGTTTGGACAGCCCAAGCGCATTCGTAAGTTGCGCAAAAAGCTAGCACGCTTGCAAAAGCTGCATTCTCGCAAGCAAAAAGGTTCCAAGAACCGTGAAAAGGCTCGCGTTAAAGCGGCACGCCTTCACCAACACATTGCTGACACGCGAAAAGATTTTCTCCACAAGCTATCCACTAAGCTCATTCGTGAAAACCAAACGATTGCGCTAGAGGACTTGGCCGTTAAAAACATGGTTAAGAACCGCAAACTTTCTCGCTGTATCAGCGAGCAGGGTTGGCGTGACTTCCGAACTATGCTCGAATACAAGGCTAAGTGGAGTGGGCGCGAACTGCTAATCGTTGACCGATTCTGGCCAACGAGCAAAACGTGCTCATGTTGTGGAAGAAAAAAGAATCTTTCGCTTGACATGCGGAAGTGGACATGCGAATGTGGGGCTACACATGACCGAGACATCAACGCCGCCAAGAATATCCTCGCCGCTGGACAAGCGGTGCCATTTGCCTGTGGAGCAGACGAAAGACCAGCGAAGAACTACGTTCTTCGGGGCAGTCCGCAACGAAGCAGGAAATCCTCTCAGCGATGAGAGAATCCCCGTCGTTTACGGCGGGGAGTATGTCAAGTCAAGCTGATAGATAAGTTTGAACAAGCATTCTTTATTAGAGAGAATGCAGAGAGATTTTTAGCAAACCAACGCCACAACCTCGGAGCTTCAGCTTACATTTTTGTCGAGAGTGCTTATCGTAATCCAGAATGGCAGCAAATTAGAAAACTACTGATTGACAAAGCTCAAATTGAGTGCGAAGATGTTCCTGCATGAACCAAAAAAACT